TGTTCCTGTTACAGTTAAATCAGGAATAGTAACTGCGCCCGTAAAGGTTGCGCCAGTTAGCGCCGCAAAACCACTTGAAGCCGCTTGAACAGCAGCTACTTGAGTTGCACCTTCATTTTGTACATTGGTTACCTGGGTGTTGCCCTCTGTAATAACACTATTAACTGTTACTGTCGGGGTAAAAGCTTCAACAGCCTTACCTAAAAGCAAAAACTCTTTTGCATCCGTCGTACCTGTTGTAGCGTTAAGTTTAGTGGTTAAATTTGTTTCAACCGTTGTCGTGTTTATTGCCATAATTAGATCCCTGCTAGAGCTAGAGTTTCAACGTCGTCGATTAACGCATCGACCGCCGTTTTGCTGTAATGGTTAGCTAGTAAGAAAGTGCCGTAAGCAACGATGCTAACCACATCACCATTCGTTGCGGCGGAATTAAGAACAATGTTTGCTCCATCTGTGGCCGTAAAATCTACGCCGTCTTGTAACTTAACTCCGTTAAGCCAAAGATGAACAAATCCACTATCATAACTGCAAGGAAACGTTGTAAGCGACCCAGTGTACGTTCCGCTGTTCGTGCCAACAACATACTGCTTGCTTTCAACCGTACCATTGACAGACGAGCCAGCGTTTTGAAAAGCGTTACCGTCGTACACTTTCATTACATCATTGGTTGTATCAAACCATAATGTTCCCTCAATCGACCCTGTAGGCTGGTTAGCACTAACCTTATATGTCTGTGCAAAATCAGCTATGCCACTAAAATTTGCAGCTGTTTGCGTTACATCACTGCTAATACCGCTTACTGTTGAAATGTCGCTTGCTATCCCTGCAAGCGAATTAACATTGCTGATTGCACCGCTAACAGTATTAATGTTGCTGCTATTATTGTTTACAGAAGTAACGGCCGCTGAAATTGTATTTACGCCCGTAATGTCCGATACGATAGGCGATAAATTATTTATAGAACTTATGTTTTGTCCGACTGTATTGACGTTTGTTATAGAATTCGCAACAACTTCTATTTCACTTGTCGTTTCGTTAAGATCATTTGCTACAGTCTCTACTTCACTTATGGCCTCGTTTAAGTCCTGTGCAACCTTAACAACGCTAGTTATGTTATCTGATACCGTAGTAACAGACCCCATATTCGATGCTAACGTGCTTAATTCAGACGTATTTAATGCTGCAATAGTCGATATGTCGGAACTTATACCACTTACAGTAGTAATATCACTGCTTATGCCGCTTACCGTCGTTATGTCTGCGTTTATACCAGCCAATGTTGCAATGTTATTTGTAGGCGATATTTGACCAGCAACAGTAGTAATATTTGTTATTCCGGCTGCAACAATCGGAACATCGCCTTGTGTTGCCCAGTATTTAGCAGAATATTCGTTCGTATTACCTACGGTCGAACTTAATTTAATAGCCCAATCTTTTGAAGAACCATCACCATTATCGACGCCCGTGCCGCCTATTGCATACGCTTTTGACGAATAATCCGCGTTTTCAACTAATCCTGTCGTCTTTCGCGCCCAGTTATCAGCCTCGTCTGCAAAACCGCTGGCGTTCGAGGCACTAGCAGAAGCAGCTTCGGCAGCAGCTTGCCCTACAACACTAGCACCCCACACAATAACGTTTTCATTGCCGGACACTGTAGGTAAGCCAGGCGGAGTAAATAGTGTTAGCTGGTTGCCTGAAAGCGTGTAGTCGTCAACCGGATTTAACAACTCACCGTTTACAAATACTTGTACAGAATTTTCAGAAGCATAAGAAAAAGTAAGCGTAAAAACTGTTGTTGCGCCGTCACCCTCGAACTTGTCTACTGCCGAACTAGTGCCAGATATGGCTGCGTTTGCTATCAATATCCACTTGTTTGCAGCGCTATCCGTTGCAAAGGCAGCGCTCGATATATGCGCCGCAGTAGCCAAATACGTTCCGCTGTTAAAATCTACTATGTCGCCAACAGAATAGGCTCTAGCCGTTGTCCAATCGCCTTGAGGTGAAAACCCAGTAACGTTAATTAATGCTAATGCACCAGGATCAAACGCATCTTTGTGTACTGCCTGATTACCCAGCTTACCGTCGTCACGCTGGATCTTGGCAATGTTGGTGTTTAAATCGTCTAAGGTTAGCTTAACGGCGTTCAGTTCCGCGTCTACCCTGACACCTGGTAACGGATCGGCTGGCGACGTAGCTTGAAAGTCGTTAAAGTTAAACTGCCTAGTGTAGTCGCGTGGTTGTGCCATTAGCTATTTCCATATCCCATTGCAGAGGCCATTCGAGATTTCTTTTTAGGCTTGTTGTTTCGTAATGCCTTAAAATCAGCGCCAGTAATTTTATTGTTTGGAGGTGCTGCACTAGCAATCTTTTGCTGCTTTGCAGAAAGTTTACTGCCCCCGCTTGGACTGTGGCTAAGTTTTCGACTAGAACTTGTATGCGTTGCACCAGTATGGAGTGTTCCATCCGGCATTTTGTGAGTAGCGCCAGTGTATTTTTTACCGTCCGGCGTATAATGAGCCATTCCTTTTGCCATTATGCGTACCCCATAGACTTAGCCATTTTAGATTTCTTTTTGGCTTTGTTCTTTTTGCTGTTGGGAAAACCAGCTTTCATATTAGCGTATGCTTTGTCGCTGATTGTGCTTTGGCTTTTTGGTCGGCTTGTGCCAGCCTTTTTGCGTTTGTTAATGTTTGCATATAAACTCATGCTAAATTACACCTCCATCGTTTTAATGCTGCACCCTTTCGGGTTAGTTCGCCGTTCTCGCTTGTTGCGCCTTTCATTCCCGACATTCGAGCGCAGAAACTTTTTTTACGTGCTGCCGCTTCGCCTGTTGGGTTTTTTTCTGTAACTGCTCGTTTGAGGTTAGACCCCGTTTCACGATTGTACTTTTCACGTCCTTTGTCGCTTAAGCCAGCACCATCTTTTGTAGGGCGTTTCTCCCCTCTACCGACCGAAAGATTTACTGACATTGTTTACCTTAATCGACTACTGTTGATTGTATTATACCCTTGTTGATTGCAGCAATCAACGAAACGGAGCAAAAGTTCAAAAATGCAAAAAATTTGTAGCGACGGCCATAATACACATGATGCCAGTCGTCGGACTATGGCAGGGGGTGGGATCGATTTTGCTGCACATTATTATCCAAATAGTCTCAACACAACCAATCGATCTATTGTTTTTATTATGTTTTATCTGATTTTTGCGCCGTCGTTATATCTTTTGCCAGTTCTGCGCGTTCATTTTCCCAGCGATCGATCATTGAGGCAAGTTGATCCGGTGTAAGTTCTGCCAACTGTCGCCCATCAATTGATCCGTCTGCGTTCTTTGACAGATCGCCAGCAAGCTCGAGCGATGTCCTTGCTGCGCTTACCTTTGCGCTTGCTGGTGCATCAGGATCAAGCATGACTTGTTTCAGCGTTTCGGCTCCCAATGTGGCAAGATCCGTTTGATAAACAGTTTGTCTAGCTTGCCGGATCAGCAGCATTACTGAAGGGTTGCGGGTCAACTCATAAGCTGCCTGCTTAGGAAACGAATAGCCAGCCAAACGCGCAGCCTCGGTGGCGTTTTTATTATCTGCTACTAAGTAGCGCACAAACTCTTTTTGCTGGTCGGTTGCCTTCCTTACCCTAATCAATCCCATGTTTGCCAACCTTTTACGTTGCAACCAGGTCGCAGCTTATTCCCTGGTCAATAAAAATTATTTGACTTTATTATGTAGATTTTTGTAGTCTATGTCTACAGTTGTCGATCGACAGCTGTAATAGCACAGAAGGAAACAAAATGATTAATCAAAAAATAGTCAGTTCGCTGCAAGGCGACAAATATAATATGTGGCTAGTTGTCCGTGAAGTAGACGTACAAAAGCTAGGTCTTAATAAAAACGATTTTACACACTACAGCCGAACAACTGTACACCCTCGATATGGTTCAGTATTTGCGCTCGATCAGGATGTAGATTTCAAAAAGTTTACGGACGCTTGTAAGCAGCACAATGTTGAGCTCTATATAAGCCAGCCAGAAAAAGCAGATAATCTGCATCAGATTAGAGACTGGTCGAGCATCGAGCTTATCCAAGATCATGC